ACACCGGTTTGGAAGTATTGAGTAGGCGCTAAAACTTTAATAAATGTATGTCCTAAATCAAGTAAGTAAATTCTTGATAGTGTATCTTGGGGTACATCAATTGATTCAAAGATTGGTATGTTTCTGTAAGACATTACATTGAAACCACCTTCTACTCCTTCTCTTGTGTTTACTCCCTGTCGTGCTGCTCCTGAACCAGGACTAATGTTAACATCTACGAATCTTTGTTGTGCTTGTAACAACTCTGCGATTCTATCTGCTGTATCATGACCTGTTAAGAAAATACAATTCTTACCTGAGTAAGCAGACCAATATGGTCGGGTTTCTCTAATTAATTGATTTATCATTGCTAAGGTTAAGTTCCTATCAGTTCCACTGTTGTGAGAAGTGTAAGGGTCTGCCCATGAGTTTGCAGATTTATCAATTCCGAATATATCTTCATCTGCTGAAGTAAGTGATAATGCTGTAGCATAGGCACTTGATGCAGTTAAACGGTCTAAAGATTCTAAATTATTACCTGCTAAAGTGTCTGCGTCTGTTAATAACATTGCATTCATGTCTTTAGCGTGTTCATTAGCTGTGTAAGTTCTATATGTTGCCATTGGGTCTCCAACTACGTCATCTTGACCTTTTGACTCAAGCAATGCTTGATATGAAATGTCAAAGGTATGTGCGACTGTTTTTGGTGAATGACTTGCAATTGCGAGGTCTGGTTGGTCTGTGTCAGGAAGTGCTGCGTTTTCTGCGATACCTCCACCAGTTGAGCTTCTTGCTTTTATCATTCTCCAACCTCTTCTGTCCCACGGTTTCTTTGGTAATAATCCCCACGCATTTGCTTCCATGTTGATTTGATTCCAAAGAATTTGACCATAGGTTGTAGTTAGATAGTTGGTACTTGAACTTAGTACTGGGTCATCAGCTTTTACTTTCATTTGAGAAAGTGGGTTGCTTTGGTCTGACCACGGGTAATACAAATGTTCCAAATCTTTGAGAGATTTTAATCTTTTACCGGATTTAGCTACTAATTGCATACCTCTATTTTGTAGTTTCAAAAGTTGAGATTGAGTTAAATCAGCTTTTTGCCCTACGTTTGTTTCTTGTTGTATGATTGACATATTTTTTATCTATCTCCTTTATTCTTTTATGTAGTCAATTAGAGTAGGCATATCTGGTGCAAAATTTCTTTCACTGCTTGCCCTTTTGACTATATCACCCAAAGTCATACCCTCTTCTTTCGATTTGGTTTTTAACTGACCGTCCACTTTTGTGGCGGGTGTTTTTACTGAAGTACCCTTTACGGATAATTCATTTTCTATCATTCTTCTTACTTCAGATTTTGTTGTGTATTTGTTACAACCACAATTAGAAGATTTGGATTTCATAACTTCCTCTTCTTCATCTTCATCATCTGCTTTAGAATCATGATTTTCTTCATCATAGGCTTTGATGTCAACTTCATCATCTTCATCAGAATCGTCATCTCCATCCATTGCCTTTTCATGAATTTCCTCATCTTCATCTTCTGCCTTTCGATAAGATTGATAACCTTTGGTTTCTTCCTCATCTTCTTGCATAGCTTTCAGATCTGCTTCATCAACTGCATTGTCGCCTTCGCCCTGTATCATAGAACCTTTGGCAGACATACCGTATGAATCCATCTTTTTCTCTAACTCCATCATTTTTTGATAGAGCATTTTTGTGGTGATTTCTTCACCCTCTTTCTCTTCGTGATGCATATCTATGTTCTCCTTTGCGGTAACATTTGAAGTATCAAGACTTTTTGCGTGTGTTTTAGTTTTCTCAGAACCCATAGAGTCTAACAAATCCATAACACTGCTTTCTGATTCTTCTTCCATTGGCTGAGAAATTTCTTCCTCAGTAACTTCAGGCGACTGTTCTACTGCTTGAGGTTGTGCCTCAATCTTTCTCTCGACATCATTTAATCTTTCCATTAAAGCTACCATCATCTCCATAGTTTTAGCTTGGTGATAATCATCTCTCTTGGGTGGATTTCCATCTTGAGTTGTAGAACCGTACATCTTGACCTTAATA